CGTCCAATTTCCAGTTGTGTACACGCTTGTAGAAGTTGAACGGTCCTTTGATTACACCAGTTCCTAGTAGAGACGACTCAAAGATAGCTTTTCGCAGCACACTAACAGCGTTGGTGTCAAGAAGTTGATCGTGTATACACCGCTCCATGAGACGTGCCATTTCATTGGCAGGTTCAAGTTGTGGCTCTCCGACCTTTGCTTTACCCGGTACAATCTGTTCACCAAACTCTTTACCATAGGTTCCAAGTTTGTGTCCGGCAGACATGGCACCCGGTGCTAGTTCCCGTCCATCACCTTCAAATCCATACGGATCTTCTTGTGGTTGTAAATCATCTACGGGTGTTCGCATGTGTGCAAACTTTTCGATACCCTCTGGCATTGGTGTTGATTCCACAACCAGCGGGAACTTCTTGTTTGCAAATAGGATGTCAACGATTTGTCCGTATGCCGCAAGAACTTTTGTTTTGGTGATCTTAATGAACACCTTTGATCGTTCGGAATCACGATACTGTGTAGTAGAATCGTATATCCCGCGAAAGTTTTTGTACGCCTGAATCCAACGCTGCTCATATGAAAAGCGTCCATGCTCTGCGTCATCGAACTTAGCACGAATATACCCGGCAAGTCCCGGCATCTGCTCTTCAGGAGAGATTACGGGAATTGATGTATCGTCATCCGGCTCAAGAAAATCGTCAGCCATGATTTACCTTTAGTTGTTGCCTTGAGGTCTGTCATCAGCCATCTTGAACAAAGAGGCTTCTACTGTAGGCTTTGTTTGCTTCTTAGGCATGTCTTCAGTGATTGGTCCGGTCTTTACACGAGTTGGGAACTCAAGACCTTCACGGTATAGTTTGTTTACACCCGGCTGATTGTCCACAGTCTCTTTATCAGAGTTCATAATGTAGGACGCACCGTAATTGTAGTTATTGTCTGGCATAGGATATCTCCCCTATGTTAAGGTTTCATAGATTCAAATAGTTCCGGTTGATCTGACATCATCCGTTCAATAGGACGTGCTGAACCGGGATCAGCCACAGGAGAAGCCATAGACTGTCCTGCCGCTATTACGTCGCTAGGGGTTATTGGTAAATACTCTGTAGCCCCTGCTATTGCACCACCCACCTCAGATACTGGGCCGGGTAATCCTAATTCTGTAAGTTCTCTAGTAACATCCGCTTTAGTTTCTTTTGCAGCTAATGTAGATAAAGCAAAAGCAGCAGGTGGTGCTACAAATTTTCCTAGACGTATACCAAATTTTGCCATCTTACTTTTTAATGAATCAGAAAGATCATCTGTAGATGTTATGGCGTTTTGTTCTGCTTTTTTTGCTTTTACTTTTTCACGGGTGGCCTGTTTTATGGCATTTTCTTGTATTCTTTTTAGTTCATTTGCTTCGACAAGTTTTTCATCTACCTGTGCAGCAGCTTCAATTTTTTCAGGTGTAATAGATGCTTTTTCATCAATAGCTCGTGCTTCTTGTTCGGCTATGGTTGCAGATGCTGTTTTTTGACGGGCCTTTTCTTCTAGTTGAAGAGTCTTCTTTTGTTCTTCAACTAACACAGCCTTATCTTCATCGGACAAGAGATCTAGATTTATGTTCTTTTCTGTAGTACCAAAGCTCCCGACTGCAAAGCTAGACGGGTTTTCAAGAAGCTTCGGTAAATCTGTGTTCGGTGCTAAACCTGCGTAATTTTTACGAAGAATACTATCATTGACATGCCCCATAACTCCCTGTACAATTCCCTCTGGAACTTTGTACTGATCTAACATAATCTTGGGAATAATAGATCTAATAGCAGAGGGACTAGTAACTGGCCTCTCAGAAAGCTGTATTCCATCTGGCCCTTCAACTTTTATCTCTGCAAGAGGTAACACGTTGGAGAAAGGTTCAAGGCGGGGAGTTATATGTTTGGCAAACGCTTCATTAAACTTCGCGTCGGTGGTATCAAATAAAAAATTTGACTTGGACGAGTCTAAGTTTCTTTTAAGAAGTTGACCCGTTGGAGAGTCTAAGTCAAAACTAAGAGGTGGACGACCTTTTTTGTCGGTCTTTGTTACCTTTTTACCTGCAACTGTAATCGTATTTCCTGATACAGTTACATCAGACTTTGTTAATTTTTGTAGCTGAGATGGTCTGTTTGATGTCGTAGCATGATAACGTATCAAATCAGCAGTAGCTTGATCATATTCACTTTCGATCATAGGAACTGCTTCAGCGTAAATCTTTGTGAAGTCTTCCATTGAAAGAAGACCACGCATAGGACGCTCACCTGCCATACCTGTGCGCTGCGTCCCGGCAACAGTTCCAGCACCTGTGAGTCTAGGATACATCGCTACTTCAAGATCACTCCCCGGAACTTTTTCCATAACACCGGAGATTCCATACTTATCAAACAACTTTTGTAGGCTGTTTTCTAAGCCTTGAAGATTACTTGCACGATTTGCTTTATCAGGACTACCTTCTTTAGTGAAGAGTTTAGCTACATCATCATTTTTCAGATCTTTGTAGGGCATGGTAATATCCAAGCCCATCTTTTTAAATCCTGAAACAAGCGTACCAACTCTTTTCTTTGTAGCTTCAGTAACTACAGGGCTTGACTTAGCAAAGTCGATAGCTTCTTCGACTGTGGCTGTGCCAGCCTTTAGCTTTTCAACAAATTCTATTTCAGTTAGTGCCATAGATTAGTAACCAAATACTTCATCTTGAACCTTATAGACGTGGTTCTTGATTGCGCCTAGTTGTTGGTGTATTGCAGCGTATCCGCTCATGCGTGTCATTACCATATATCGTAACGCATCGTATGCATGGTCTTCCGCTTTTGTGTCCACATCTTCGCTGTTTGTTTTAGAGAGAGGTATTCCTGCAAGTTGTTTAATGGTATGCTGGCAGGAAGAAAATATGCGAAGGCGTGGCTCATTTGTGTAGGGGTCATCTGCCAATCGGCGGTGTACTTCCATCTTACCCTGAATACGATTACGGTCAGATGGTGTCCACCTAACTCCGCATCTCATCATGGTTTCTGCTATCGACGGACCCATACCCGTCTTGTTCCAACACGAAGAATCCAATACAGTGTAGTGAGGTAGCGGGTCAAGTTGTTCTACTTCTAGTATTTTAGCAGCTAAGTCTTCTGCTGTCAAGTGTTTTGCATACAACTCACGATATATCCAAATATTATTATCCCAGTCAATAGCACCCCAAAGAACCGCCGACGGACTTGCGTAGCCGTAGTCGGCGGCACGTATGCGGGGCCAGTTCGTGGGAAGCTCAAAATGTTCGACCACATGTCTCGCTCGTGAAAATTCTGGGAAGGCCGCTCCCTCTGCCACATCCCAATCCCCGTCGAGAAGTCTCTTCCGCTCAACTTCTGGGAGCGAACGCAACATGGCCTCGTATTGTCCGTCAGCCATGAGGTGGGGATTATCGGTCAACCGTGCAGGAACAAACTTGCGGTAGAACAACGGCTGACCTGCCTTCTCGTGACCACTAGGCCACGTAAACGGCTTCATCGTGTCTATGTCGTATGCAGGAAAAGCTACGTTTTCCGTGCGGGAGTCAATGTACATCTTCTTGACCCACCAGCCACCAACTCCACCGGGGTTGGCTGTGCAACGCATATACAGACTGTTTTGTAGTTCGGGATCTGTGGCACGTAGTCTAGAACGTAAGTAGTCCCAGACGTAGGGTGTCGGGTATTGTGTTATTTCATCGATACCTATCCAGTTGAAGGCTTGCCCTTGAAAGCGGGTAACGTCCTTGTCTCTGTCTAGGTAGGTAAACCAGATCGTGGCCCCAGATGGGAAATGCCACGTTGATTTTGATTCACGGAACTTTGCTCCGGGGAACGCCTTAGTATACAACTGGCGTGACTTGTCTATCAATTCGGTTAGTTCGTCGAGGGTGCGTCTTAGGAGAAGGCCACGATGATTGGGATTATGACAATAGCGTAAGGGATCAGCAAGTAAAGCAAATGACTTGCCACCACCAGCCGCTCCCCCATATAAGACATCTCGCTCACCTGCTGAAAGAAATTCTTCTTGAGGACCGGGATTAGCTTGGAAAACAACCTCAGAATCACCCACAAGGTCGGAAACGGATGGGGGTAGAAGGGAGAGATCTCCCTCATCGATGACAGTCGTTCCGCTTCCAGTAACTCCTTTTTCAACTCGTCCAATTGTTTCTTCAAGTTTCTTAGCATAACTTCTTTGGGATTCTGCTTTTCTAGTGGCTTGTGCAGCTTTTT